GGGTTAAATGACCACTTACAAATATATCGGCATGAACTGCAACACCGGCTTACACATCAACGATATTGACCATATTCGCCAATCCATTAGCGACATTCTAACTACGCCGCAAGGCACGCGGGTGATGCGCCGTGAATATGGTTCGCTGCTATCACCTCTGCTCGCCCAGCCACAAAATCCCGCTTTACGGCTAAAAATGATGGCCGCTGTGTATGGCGCAGTCATGCGCTGGGAACCGCGCGTGACACTGAATGCCATCAATATCACCACCCAAATTGACGGCCAGATGATAGTGGATTTATCCGGTAGCCGTACCGATAGCGATAGCCGGTTGAGTTTGGCCGTGCCACTAGGAGGCCAATAATGGCAATCATTGATTTAAGCCAGTTACCGGCCCCTTTAGTGGTGGAATCACTGGATTTTGAAAGCCTGTTTGCCTTGCGCAAAGAGGAATTTATCGCCTTATATCCGGCTGACCAGCAAGACGCGATGCGCTTAACACTGTCATTTGAGTCAGAACCCATCGTGAAGCTGTTGCAGGAAAGTACCTACCGTGAATTGCTGTTGCGTCAGCGTGTCAATGAGGGCGCGCAAGCGGTGATGGTGGCCCATGCCATTGGTAGCGATTTAGATCATCTCGGCGCGAATAATGGTATTGAGCGGTTAACCATCACGCCAGCCAATCCAGACGCCATCCCGCCGATTACCGCAGTGATGGAATCTGACGACGATTTCCGGGTGCGTATCCCACAAGCCTTTGAGGGGTTGAGCGTAGCGGGGCCAACTGGCGCATACGAATATCACGCCCGTAGTGCTGATGGCCGAATTGCTGACGCCTCCGCGATTAGCCCATCTCCCGCTTGCGTTACTGTCACCGTACTTTCACGCGAGGGCAACGGCATAGCCGCACAGGATTTATTGGATAACGTTTTTACCGTACTAAACGATGAAAACGTGCGGCCGGTGGCGGATCGGTTAACAGTTAATTCTGCCGCTATCGTGGAATACCAGATTGACGCCACGCTCTATTTTTACCCGGGGCCGGAAGCCGAGCCTATCCGTGCGGCATCAGAGGCCCAATTGCAAACCTATATCAGCACTCAGCGCCGATTAGGGCGCGATATTCGTAAGTCAGCGATTTATGCCGCGCTGCATGTTGAGGGGGTGCAGCGAGTTGAGTTGGCCGCGCCGGTAGTTGATGTGGTGTTGGATAAAACACAGGCGGCTTATTGCACCGGCTATACATTAACAGCGGGTGGCTCAGATGAATAAACGCCTATTACCCGTTGGCTCCACACCGCTGGAAATTGCCGCCGCGCAAGCCTGTGCGCGTATGGCTGACATTGATGTGCCATTGCGCCAGCTATGGAATGCTGATACCTGCCCGCTGGAATTATTGCCTTATCTGGCGTGGGCGTGGTCGGTTGATAGATGGGATGAAGGCTGGCCGGAAGCCACAAAGCGCGCAGTGGTCAACGCGTCGTTCTACGTCCACAAACGCAAAGGCACCATTGGCGCAATTCGTCGCGTCGTAGAGCCGCTCGGCTATCTGATCCGCGTCATTGAATGGTGGAAAACCAACGAGGCACCCGGCACTTTTCGCCTGGATGTGGGCGTGCTGGAAACCGGTATTACCGAAGAAATGTATCAGGAGTTAGAACGGCTGATTGAAGATGCCAAGCCGTGTAGTCGCCACTTGATCGGCTTGTCTATTAATCTGGATGTGACCGGAACCATCCCTATCAGCGCCGCCAGCTATGACGGTGACGAAATGACCATTTATCCCTACTTACCCGAAACCATTACCGTCACCGGCCAAAATTACACCGGCGGTGTGGTGCATCTGATTGATGATATGAGAGTGAACCCATGACAGTAAAATACTTTGTGCTACTGACCAATTTAGGGGCGGCCAAGCTGGCAAATGCGGCCGCTCTCGGTACTCAATTACAGATTACGCAGATGGCTGTAGGGGATGGCGGCGGCGCATTACCCACGCCTAACCCAGCACAAACGCAACTTATCGCCGAGAAACGCCGCGCGGCATTGAATTCATTAAGCATTGATGAGGCTAACAGTAGCCAGATTATCGCAGAACAGGTTATTCCTGAAACGGACGGCGGTTGGTGGATACGTGAAGTTGGTCTGTTTGATAAAGACGGTATTTTGATCGCCATTGCCAACTGCCCGGACACCTACAAGCCACAGTTACAAGAGGGCAGCGGCCGCACGCAGACCGTGCGTATGGTGCTGATTGTTAGCAGTACCGAAGCTATCACGTTAAAAATCGATCCGTCGGTAGTACTGGCAACGCGTCAATATGTTGATAAAAAGGTGGATGATAAGGCGATTGAGGTTAAGCAGTACGCCGATAAGTTGCTGGCTGATCACGAAAAGTCACGCAATCACCCGGACGCATCGTTAACCGCCAAAGGTTTTGCAAAATATAGCAGTGCCACAACCAGCGATAGCGAAGTGTTGGCCGCCACACCGAAAGCCGTTAAAACAGCCGTTGAGACAGCGGCAAAAGATTTAGGCGATCACGGCAAAGCAGCCAACCCACACGACCAATATTTGCAAATTGCCAATCTATTGTCTGAGGTCGTGGCGCTGGGGCCGGAGTCAGTTGCACGTCTGTTGGCAAATCTTGGCCTCAGTGATGCAGCAAACCTTAAAATAGGCACCACTGCCGGTACGGTGGCGGCGGGCGATGATAGCCGGATAGTAAACGCAATACAGTCTACCAACACCGCTATTAGCCTGCCCGGTAGTCTGACTACGGCAGGCACTGTAACAGGAGGTGGCATTTCATCTGTAGGGAGTGTTTATGCAGGAAATACTGCGGCATGGTTGGCTGCTGACGGTAATGTCTACGGCTCTGTATGGGGAGGTTATTTATCTACCTACCTGTCTAACCGCACAGAACACCGAGTCAGGGCATGGGCGGCAGTGCAAGGAAACGGCACAATCATTAGCTCATTCGGTTTCTCAGCGATAAACCGTACCAACGTTGGCGGTTATAACTTCACCATGTCAACGTCAAATGGCGCGTATGCCGTTACTGTGGGAATTAACGGCGGTTCACAAAACGGCGCACTTAATGCTCACTCCGCTAATATTTGGAATAGAACGCCGAATTCATTCAGCATCCAAAATGCCAATGACAGCGGCACACAGTACAACTGGATTGATTGGCCTGAATTTTACGTCATCGTCGTCGGCCCATAAGGAATAAAAGATGGAACAATTTATTAATCAGGCGCTGTCAGACAACGAGGCATACGAAAACATCTATGTTGTGGTGTTTGAAAACAAAAGTGGTCGCGGTATGACAGTGGCCAATTTCGCCGCACAAAAGTATTTAGATGCATTTACCCATGGTGGGCCTTACCTAAAAATCTTGCGTGAAGACCTGCCAGACCAGCATTTTATCGAGGCCTGGCAGTTCAATAAAACCCATGATGCCATTGTGGTAAATCCCCTTTGGTTGCAAGAAATGCAGGTGGCAGAAGCAGAAAGGGAGCGGAACCGTAGAATCTGGCTAGTTCAGGACGAACTCACCGCGCTGCAAACTGACCTGATGTTGGGGATTATTGATGATGAAAGCACCGCACATCTAATCAAACTGAAAAAATACGTTATTGATCTCAAGCAATTAGACATTTCAATCACACCTGGTATCACATGGCCTGAACTGGCTCTGTAGCCTTACAAGACTAACGCCAATTTAACCTGAACGAATATTAGCCCCAATTGCGGGGCTTTTCGTTGTGCCATCCCTCACACAATCTCCACCCACTGCCCCGCGCGTAGTTATCCGGCATCATAGCGAATGAACGCTTAACCGGAGAAAACCGCATGTCTGCAACCGATTATCACCACGGTGCGCGCGTCATTGAAATTAGCGAAGGCACTCGCCCGATCCGCACTGTCAGTACGGCGGTGGTCGGGATGGTCTGTACCTCCGATGATGCCGACGCCACCCTGTTTCCGTTAAATACCCCGGTATTACTCACCGATGTGCTGGCCGCCAGCGGCAAGGCCGGTGAAACCGGCACACTAGCCCATTCGCTGGATGCTATCAGCGACCAAACCAAGCCCGTAACTATTGTTGTCCGGGTGGCGCAGGGTGAAACCGAAGCCGAAACCACCTCCAATATTATTGGCGGCTCCACGCCCGATGGCCGCTATACCGGCATGAAAGCGCTGTTAGCGGCGCAAGGTAAGTTTGATGTTAAACCGCGTATTTTGGGCGTGCCAGGGCATGACACCAAAGCGGTTGCCACTGAACTGCTTGCTATTGCTCAGAGCCTACGAGCTTTTGCCTACATCAGTGCCTATGGTTGCAAAACCAAAGAAGAGGCCATTATCTACCGCGATAATTTCAGCCAGCGGGAAGCGATGGTGATTTGGCCGGATTTCCTCTGTTGGGATACGGTCACCAACGCCGAAACCACCGCCTTTGCCACTGCCCGCGCCCTCGGCTTGCGCGCCAAGATTGATAATGATATTGGCTGGCATAAAACCCTGTCTAACGTGGGCGTCAATGGCGTCACCGGCATCAGTGCAGATGTGTTCTGGGATCTGCAAAACAGTGCCACCGATGCCAATTTGCTTAACAGTAAAGACGTTACCACCCTGATCCGCAAAGACGGCTATCGCTTCTGGGGTTCCCGCTCCTGCTCTGATGATCCGCTGTTTGCCTTTGAGAACTACACCCGCACCGCACAGGTATTGGCTGACACCATGGCCGAGGCGCATATGTGGGCTAACGATAAGCCGCTCACCCCATCACTGGCAAAAGACATTATTGAGGGCATTCGCGCCAAAATGCGTGAATTGAAATCATTGGGTTATCTGATTGATGGCGATTGCTGGTACGACGACAGCGTGAACGATAAAGACACCCTGAAAGCAGGCCGCCTGTTTATCGATTACGACTATACGCCAGTGCCACCACTGGAAGATTTAACCCTGCGCCAGCGCATTACTGATCGCTATCTGGCTAATTTCGCCGCCGCCGTTAATAGCTAAGGAGCTTAATCATGGCATTACCACGCAAACTTAAGTTCCTGAATATGTTCAATGACGGGAGCAGCTACCAAGGGGTGGTTGAATCCATCACCTTGCCCAAACTCAGCCGCAAATTTGAAGAGTTTCGCGGTGGCGGGATGAATGGCAGCGCCAAGGTTGATTTGGGGCTGGCTGATGGTGCGCTAGATGTTGACTGGACGCTGGGCGGCATTGAGTCCGAGATCTACAAACAGTGGGGCGTGACCAAGGTCGATGGGGTGTTACTGCGCTTTGCTGGCTCCTATCAGCGCGACGATACCGGGGAAACCCACGCGGTAGAAATTGTGATGCGCGGCCGCCATGAGGAAATTGACGGCGGCGACAGCAAGCAAGGTGATAACACCACCACCAAGATTTCCACCAAAAACACCTACTACAAATTGACGTGGGACGGCGAAGTGCTGATCGAGGTCGATATTGTGAATATGGTCGAAATGGTCAACGGCGTCGATATGTTGGAAGCCCACCGCCGCAATATTGGCCTTTAATACCCCTCATCAGAGAGTGGATGACGAGTCGCGATAGCCCAATCGATGGGGAAATGTTCCGTTCGGGTCGTAGCGGCTTAGGCCGCCGGAGCGCCCGTAGGAACAGTCGCCCCGTCGCACTCGGGGGCAAACCTCCTAACTTTTAATCGGATAATTATTATGAAAAAAGACACGACTGAACCCCAATTTAATGTAATCACGCTGGATGTGCCTATTATCCGGGGGAATACCACTATTACCGAAGTGACGGTGAATAAACCCACCGCTGGCGCATTACGTGGAGCCAAGTTGCAAGCGCTGTTAGATACCGATGTTGACGCGCTGATCCGAGTGTTGCCGCGTATCACTACCCCGAATCTGACCGTGCCAGAAATCAGCAATCTTGATCCGGCTGATATTTACGCACTGTCTCAGGCGCTGGCGCTTTTTTTCTTGCCGAACTCGGTCAAGTCCGACTTCCTGAGCGCTTAACGGTTGACGATTTGGTAGCGGATATCGCCGTTACCTTTCACTGGCCGCCATCCGCCACCGATCCAATGACTATCGGCGAGCTTTTAGAGTGGCGACATAAAGCCATTATCCGTAACGGGGGCAGTGATGAGTGA